TTTCTATTACCTTGTAAGAAAGCACTCAACATATCATTAATAATTGGTAAGTCACTAGGTGCATTACTAATTAAAGCTGTTTCGTCTGCCCTTTCAACATCATGTGTAACATCATCATTGTTATATTCCTTTATTCCGTAAGATACGTTATTTGTTACACCTAAACTACCTTTCACTTGAACTGTTAAACTCTTTCCTTTAATATGTTCTAATTTATATTCAGTTCTATTCCCTCTATAATCGTCAAATATTAAAGAGGTATATGGTGACATTAAAAGTTTTGATTCTGTCACATCAGAAAAGGCTTGATATTTGTCGTTAGTAACTACAACATCCATAGGTAGAAACTGTTCAACCTTTTTAACGTAAAATACTGAACCACCTGAAATTGTAACAACATCAACATCTGCACCTGAATGGTTTATTTGAAAGTGAGGTATGCCACCTCCACTTGATGGATAATAGTCCATTTTAATACCTGTGTAATCTGTTATATATAATGAAACAACATTATTGACGGCTTTCTCACTTTCATAAATACTTGACAAAATATCAATAGGTGTTCCTGCTATTTCATCATCACTTCCTGTTGTTGATATTCTTACATCTTTTACCCCTCTTTTGAAAGGTACAATATAATATGATAACGGTTGAGGTGTACCTACCTCTGTTGCAACAACTTCATTATCTGTACCGCCTGTAAAAAATGATTGAATAGGTGTTTTAGAAACAATGACCATCCACTTAAACCCACCATTTATACGTACACGTGACGTTAATTTGTTGTCATATTCTGTTCCATAATTCAAACCCTCGTCAATCGTATTTAAAACTGGTGTTCCGTCACTATTCCATAATGGTCTATGCTCCCTTGTAACAAATGACGGTTTAAAGTCCATTTCAAAAAGCCATGTTTGTAATACGTCAATTTCAAAATAAACGTGTGTTAAACCGTCATTGATATATTCCAACGTTGTAACAAAGGCATAGAACCTTTTATTTCTATTCAAAAATGTAAGGTAATTTGTACCCCACAAATCGTCAATATTTTTATTGACCTTTACGTAATATCTACCTTCAATGCGTTGGAAAGAGTTTTGACCTCCCATATTATGAACAGTATTTCTACTATTAAAATATTGAGTTTGTTGATTGCGATTATCGAACCATCTAGTGTTCTTATAATCACTATTGAACGGTATTCCTGACATAAAGCGAATACTCGTTCCTGAAATCGGTACAGTTGCCATTACTTGCAACCTCCTTTTCTAACCTAGTTACTAGGTAATACTGTTACGATTGACTCACCAACAACATCATGTTCCTCAACATCTTCACCTTCACCTATTTCATATGTGACCGTTGCTTTTACAAGTAATTCTCCTTCTTGGTTTTCACCAATTGAAACTACCCCATCACTTGAAACAGTAGAACCTTGAACAGTTGAACCATTTGTACCCTCTAAAGTCCATGCAACATCATACTCTTTACCATCATTTGCACGTACATATGCTTTAAATTGGTGTGTTCGTCCTTGACGAATACTAGCAATTGTTGGGTCAACAATGACCTGCGTTACAGGTGCAATATCTCCTGAAACAAATGCAACTGCGTTTGCAAAACGTGATACAGATAAAACCTGCCACACGTGATAGTTATACTGCCAGTACAATCCTTCAGGGTTATAAATAGTTCTCATTTTGTGCATTTGGTCATACACCATATAGAAATCTTTGTCAATCAATACTGCTTCAAGTCCTGTACTTGCAAAACCATCAATAACTGTCACATTTCCTAAGAAAGTTGTTTTATCCATGTTGAAGGCTTTTGCTAGAACATCAACATCTGTCTGTGCTTCAAGGTCTGCATCAATGATTAAATGCAAGTTTTCCATACTTGAACGTGTATGAACTGCTAAAGAGTTATAGTCACGTGAACCGAATGGAAGGGTCATTTTACGTGCGGTTGCCCTCATTTTTTTAATTAATTCTCGTGAAGCTGTTTCTGTATCAGGGTTATCAACTTTAACAACTGTAAATAAACCTTGTGAAAAGTAGTTATCAATGAGTAACTTCATATATTTATATTCGTCAACTTCTGCTGAATTATAAATTGCATTAATAATTCCTGCAACAAAAGAGTCAAAATTACCCCATGAAATAAATGCTGTTCGTAATGAATCTTCTTGAATCGTTTGTTTGTATCTACCTTGACGGTTACGTTCATGGAACAAAGTTTTGACGTTAGGAATCTCACGTCTGAATACTGTTTCCTCGGCTTCCTCAGGGTCATACAATTTTTCCTCTGTAATATCAACAAAAATTTCCTCAATTGTTCGTCCTAAAGGCATCATACCTTTTTTAAACTTACTTAATGGGTTACGTAACGATACTGAACGAATAACTACTAATGCTATACGGTCTACTAATGAAGTAATAAATTCATTTTGGATTGTTTGTGATAACTGAATACCTGCTCCAACCTCTGCTACGTTTTCTGCGTTAGCTAACGGTACATATTGTTGGAACTGTTGTGTACCCTCATTTCTGATAGCATTAATTAGGTCATGAGAATGGTCTAAATTAAATGCATCTTTAATATCATTCATGGTAATTCTCATATTAAAATTTCCTCCTTATAATGTTTCACGTGAAACATTTAATAAACACCTGAATTTTCTTCTAATTCTTTAATGGTGACTGTTTCACTAAATTCCTTTTCTTCTTCTTCTTTCTCCATTTCCTCATTACCTGTCACACCTAACTGACGAAACATTTTTGAGTTTGATAATAGTAATTCATCTTTATCTTTTGCTAGTTTACTATTATTTGTTTCTAATTCGGTATAACTTTCATGAGTTGCTACATGGTCTGTGCGTAAAGTTTGAAGAATTTCTGTTTTCCTGTCGATTGTTAAATCTTCATCCAACAATTCATTCAACAATTCCTCATGCTTTTCTCTTTCCATTAAACTCACATCTAATCATTCCCTTCATTATAATACCTTAATTATATCAATATATAGGTAACAATTCTACCTTAAACACTACATATTGTGTTTTATAACAAATCTATCAAAACTGTTGACTTTTGTTATTCGATAGTTTAATATAGTAGTTAATAGGTAGTTGATACATAAACAACAAACATAATTCATGTAGAACATTTTAGAGAAAGTTGTTGACTTTTGTAACTCTATCATTTATAATAAGGGTATAGGTGATAGAGATACTACCTAAAAATATATTAGGAGGAAAAAAAAGATATGCGTAGAATGATGACACGTGAAGTCACAAAAACAACAATCAAAGTAGCAAAATTGGAAATGGTAGACGGTGAAGTAAAGACTGTTGTATTACCTGATGAAATTAAGATTGGTAATATCAGATTGGAAAGGGCACAACGTATGATGAATAAGAAATACGGTGAACCTGTAACAGTTTTACAAGTAATTCCTGAAACAACTACTTATGAAATGCCTGTTGAAACATTTATTGAACATGCAACTATCAAAGAAGATAATGAAGAAACTGACGAAGAATAATTACAATAAATTAAATTATCTCTATAAAATAATTGGAGGAATCAAAATGGAAAATAAAGTATTCAAAAATATCATAATCTCAACTACTTCAAATAAGGTGGACGGTAAGTTCAAACAAGAAGTTGATACAAAGACAGCATACTTAACAACTGATGAAAAGACAGCAAGTGAACTTGAAAAATTCGGTTTACAGAAATACACTAGTGAAAATGATAAGGAAGATTTTTTCATCATCAAACTAGCAAACAAATTAAGAGTTTATTTCTCTGATGGTAGCAACCAATTAAGACAAGACCTATCAAATGTTGAATTTGAAGGTCAAGAAACATTAAACTTTCAGACCGCTGAAAATAAAAATGTTTCAATCAACATTGTTAAAGGTGAAAATATGGGGAATGTGTTCTATCGTTTACAAGCAATCCTAGTTAAAGATATGGACGACATTTCACATATCGAACCTGAAAACCCATTCGAGTAATAATTAGGAGTGATAGAATTGACAAAGACAAAAAGAGGTATCTATCACAATCTGAACAATTCTACTTACTCGACTTCAAACAATGAGGTCGAGTATTTTTTTTCAAGCACATTCTATCTTGAAAAGTTCATGGAAGAATACCCTAAAAATAGATTGGAAGTTAGAAAGAGATTGAATAGAGTTATTGATTGTACTCATTTAAACTTTGATTTGTTAGCTGACTTTCACCTGTATAAATCAATCGAAAAAAGAGGGTTTAGAATATCCGTAAAAGGTAGTGATATATCATGGCAAAATTGCCTCCTATTCGCATTACAAAGCGTGACGAAGAAGAGTATAGAAGATTACGAAGAAATACAAAGGCAAAAATAAATAGAACGAAAAGAAATTATGGTGTTGATTTAGAAGGTGAAATTCCTTTACCTGATTTAAGTGAATTTCAAACAAGAAAAGAGTTTAACGAATGGAAGGAACTTCAAAGGTCATTTACTAATCGTGCAAATACTGAATATCAGTTCGTAAAAAATGAATACAATGTTGTAGCAAGTAAACGAGAAATTTTTCAAATAGAACAAGCAACAAAACAGGCACAAAGAGTAGCTGATAGAAAGATTAAAGAACAGTTGGATAGACCAACGTTCCATGATGGTGAACAAATAGGTACAGTAAAAGATAGAACAATGTATATGCCTGAATCTGATGTAACAGGAATACACAGACCTGCTGACTTTGATTTTAAACAGGTTAGAAATA